GTTGTTTCTTACCCTTTGTACTGTCAGCCCTTCGGCCTCGCCCCAACGTGCGCCCGTTGATAGTGATATTTTCGTAATCAGGTAGACGTGTTTGTTGTCCCCTCGTTTGGTTTCATCCAGAAGTTCGGTTATCTGGTCGTGGGTGAGGTAGGACAGTTCGCGCTCTGGTACTCGCACGTTGTCTATGTCGGCCAGTGGGTTGGGGTAGTGGATTTCCTCGGCTTTGACTAGTATATTAAACATGGATGACAGATAGCCGAGATTGTTGTTTAGCGTCTTGGGGCTTTTGCCTTTTTTAGATCGCTGAGTACGCCAGCGGGTGTACTCAAGGCGGGTTAGGCTCGATCCTGTTGGGTCACCTAGTTCGTTGGCGATCATCAAGAGTTTGCTTTTACGGCGCTTGCCATCGCGCAAAAAGTGGCCGTGCGTGTCGTCCCATAGCTCGACCAATTCAGACAGGCGGCGCATGTCCTTGGGCTTTTCCAACCATGGTTTTACATCGGCTTGGGTTTCAAACTGGGCGATGGTGTAACGCTGTAACCGCTCACACTCGGCCTTCGTTGGAAAGACTCGCTTGTGCTCAACCATTGACACGAAAACGAACTTCGTAGCCAGTGGATACTTTTTTAATCGCCATTATTCAGCTTCCTTATTGTATGGCCGATTTGAATATACGTTTTATCTCCGTCTAAGTTTGGTATAGTTCTTACTTCAACTAAACCTTCCTCTCCCGCTTTATCTAAGAAAGCAATATGTATATTTAATGGTGGGTGTTTTGATTTTAATAAATCATCATCTAGATTAAGATATTTCTTGGTTCTAGGTATCGCTATCAATAGACTTGAATTCGCCTCAAAAACATTTTCTCTTTGAAAGTTTATTAGGTTTATAGGGTCAAATATTTGAAAGTCTACAACTGTTTCGCCAAAGTTATAGATTTCTATAAAATATTTATCCACGTTTGTTTTATTGTACTTTTCTTGTATTTCGATTTTAAATAATGGTTGTCTATAATTTCGTTCTTTCTCTTCTGTATGTTTTTTACTCTTTTCGGTTATTCTCAAACCTGTTTTAGTTAGTTCTAAATTAGCTCGGTATTCTTCAAGTTGATTTTTTAGTTCTTTGTTTTGCATCCAATACCCATAAGCAAGCCAGAAAAATGCTAATGGGCTAAATGAACCAGCAAGAAAGTCTCCAACTTCATTTAGTGGCATCGAACTATGTATATAAGGATTATATTGATCTTGATAAAAAAGCCAAAAAACCCTAATAGTCCAAATTGCAGAAAGTGAAATGAATAACCAAAATAGCCAGTCAATGTTCTTTTTTTTCGTGTCTTCCATGCTGGTGCTCTCCTAAATCATCGGATGGCCAGACCACACAACGCGGCCAATTATTTTAAGTTTGTACCGGAATGGTCATGTATTGGTAGTTCTTTTTGTCTGAGGTGATAGCAACCAAGCCGTCTAGTTGTTTTTGCACTCGCGGACGAGCAATTTTGAAAAGTGTAAAGGTTTTCTCTGTCGGAGTCGCTATTTTCGGTAAGTGACAAGCAAGGAGGGATTGTTAGGTGAATGGTTTTTCGGGGTGGTTCAGTGATCATAAATTTTAGACAATAAAAAACCACCCGAAGGTGGTTTTAAATTCGATGCTTCATACGTGCATCCAGTTCCTTTTAAAAAGTGCAAACCCTTTTAAAAACAACCGTTTAATTGGTGGAGGCGGGGGGGGTCGAACCCATGTATAAATATACAGTAGTATTCATGTCTATGTTTTTTAAGCGTTTTTTTGCTGCGATTTAAGCGCATTAAAACGCTTTTCTACTGTCCTGCATGGGCAATTTCTGGACAATAAAAAGGGCTGAATTATCAGCCCTTTTTTTGTGCTTGTTGCTTTGCGATTTTTAGATGCTGGCATTTAAACCAACTATTGACCGTGAATGTAGCTACACCAATTACAACACCGCTAATCATTGCGAAATCATTTGTTGTCATGCCGCCGAATAGGGCGACAAATGACGACCCGTAGGCCGTTGTTGTCAGTCTATCCATGTAATCCCTTACTCTACTAGCTCCGCCGCTTGATCGCCTAGCGCATTACCGACACCCGCGGCGATTTGTGGAGGGACGCCGATTGATACCAGCGCCGCCGTTGCCAGTGCCGCCGCTAGCCACTTGGCCGCTTTTCCTTTGAAAAATTTCATAAACCCTAACCCCCTAGGCTACATCGGCCCATATTTGTTTTACATAGTTTTGCGTTTCCGTGGGGGCGTTTGCCAACCACTTATAACCGTGTTCTTTCATTGCTAAATTGACGTTACCTTGCCCCCAGTTATACGCCGCCAGCGCGGTTTTCCAGTCACCAAACTGGTTTTTTAGGCGCGTTAGGTAAGCGGCGGCATAGCTGATACTCTCGGCCACGTTTAACGGGTTTACCGTTGGATGCCAGCGGGGGACTATTTGAGCGATACCCACGGCACCCGCTGAGCTTTTTACTTCACCAGTGATAATGTCTTGACGATAGCGGCTCTCTTGGTAGAGCAAACGCGCTAACAAGTATTTAGGCATACCGTTCTGGTATTCAGCCGCCATAATCTCGTTAAGATATGGCTTGGCCGCTTCTGGCGGTGTCCATTTTTGTCTTGTCATAAAGTAAATGGCCGTTATTGCTACAACAGCGCCAACGGCGATAACTCCCTTATTCATTGGTTAATGGTTCAGCTTGTGGTTCTGGAAGTACCCAAACGCCGCCCGCCGCCGCTACGTGCTCTGGTGTTGGGCGCTCGCTTTCCATTGGAATATATTCAGCACCCAAACCCGCCGCCTTTTTAGTGATTCCATCGTTTAAAACGGTTTGTTGTTTTTCGCCTTTTATTGCGTATATTTTCATGGCCTTTTAATCCTCTCTAGCACAACGAACGCGCCATTTTGACGTGGTTAAACTTCCTATATTGAGGTTTTCCCAGCTCGAGCCATGTACAGCCAAATTAACCAATCCACCATTTCCAGTTACAACAGTGCACAAACCCTCCGACGACCTAGAAAAACAATTAACACCATAGCCACCGCTATCTCTATTGAATATCATCGTTCCAAGCTCAATCCATTCGTCTTTTGATGTAGAAAAATATTCAGCCATTGCGCTAAATTTCACACCGGAAGGAAACGGGCTCTGCAAATGATAATAACTACCCACCGCCAAAGTTCTTTCGTCTCCCTCACTCCCGCCGTTTGGGTAAGCGTACTTAACGCGATCACTCGCCCATGTTTGCAATGTTGCGGTATCACCAGCGTTTGCAGCAATAGCCGCATTTGCCGCTGTTAATGCGGTTTCTAATTCAGTCACTTTTTGACCAAGAAACGGTGTTCCAATATAAAAAGAACCCATCAGAATTCCTCCCGTACAACAATTTCGATATTATCCGTGGCAGACGGATTCCAAACCTTTAACGCTGCACTGTGTGAGTGTTTAGATTCAGCCAAAAGCCCACCGCCCACGGCGAAAAACTCGCCTGTGATAATGGATTTTGCAACATCGCTAATTCTGCAAATGGTTGTCTCGATAGAGTCAACATAACCTTGAATTAGAATGCTTTTACGACCAACTTTTGCTGGAATCACAACCACGCCGCCAGCGTTCACGGTGTAAGACGTTGTTAACACATTGCCAACGTCTTTTTGCACGACTTCGGGAATCTGTGACACTTCCACGGCTGGCATCGTTGACACTTTCACGGCTGGCATTGTCGAAACCTGCACAGGCGGCAAGCTAGCAATATGAGCTGTGATCGCGTTTGTAATACCTTGAATCTGAACAAGAGACACGTCAGAAAGACGCTGATATTCACCTTCAATAAATAGCACTTCAGATAAAGTCGGGGCGCTAGTCATATTTACCACAGTGATTTTTTCAAAAACGCTAGGTAGCGTTACCTGTCCACCCGCTGGAATTTGAAAGCGCCCCTGTTCAGTCACAAAAAGCAATTGAGCCGCACCCGCCAAATAAACAACAGTTTGGCCGCGTAGGTTTAAGTCTGTTTGGCCGTTGGCTTCTAGCTCTAAAATCATTTACGTGCCCCCATCATCAATATAAAACCAAACATCACCACGGCGAACACAGCACCAAGCGTATAAACCACTTTTGTTGAGCTTTCGATTGCATCGCTTGCGCCGCCTGTTGCTAAAGAATTGGCTAAGCCTTTAATGGCGTTTGTTGTGCTGTTATTGCTTGCAATTGTTTTATCTATTACACCCGTTGAAAAGTCGTAATTACCTTCTATTGCGTTCTCAGCAAGTCCAATTGTCTGACCCGCTAACGCCGCGTTTTGCGCCATGGCTGTGGTTGTTACTTTTTCATTGGAACTAACAACATCATTCGCAAACTCTAAAGCTGACTCACCAAACCCGAAAGACTGTTTACTTTGATCACTTGCAAAATCAAACGCACCCTCGACTGCTTTATGGTCTGTCACGGTTACTTTGTTATTACTACCTGCAACAACGGTTTCGGCGTTTTCCATGCCCTGTAACGAATAGTTCGTTATGTTATTGGTGGTGTTTGCTTCACTTCTGGACCTACCGCCCATCATTACCCCCTAGCGCGATTTTATACACGCGCTCAACTTCCACACCGCCGAACCCGTAACCGCTATAAAGTCGATTTGTCGCCTCATTTGCATGATAGCGAATAGAGTCAAAACCAAGACGGCGAGCGTTATCAATCAAGAGTTGTCCCGCGTCTTTCATGCCATGACCTGCCACACACACAATCACAAACTCTTTACCCGCTGGCGTTTCCTCGCCGCGAGTAATGACAATCAAATCTGTGTTTTCAGACTCAATCTGATACAAATGGCTTACACCGTCTTGCACCTGATCGCGGATTATTTCGAGATCATCGCCACACGCTTTTTTTAGCTTTTCCGGCACAACAACAGGCCAGCTAACACGATTAACTATCATCGTCTTTTCTTCCCTTTTGCCATGTACCAGAGCACAGCCAAAATAACTACGCCAATAATCACAGGAGTGTAATTAGGGCCTTTGCTGTAGTTGCCAAACGAAAACCCGCCTAACGAGTTATCCCCGCTTGTAGCACCTGATTTTGCGCTTAGATCTGGAGTTATTGAACCGCCGCCAGAATTAATACCCCAGCCTCCACCACCTAACGCCGCTTTCGCTATATCGTCAGCCATTACAACACCCCCAGTTTTTTAGAGGCGAAAAACGTAATAACGGCCACGATTAACGAGCGAAGCAGATAAGGAATCAATTGCATTAGATAACCCCCGCTTTATTAGCAATGAACCAAGCAACCGCCGCAATTAGCAGCCACTTAACCCAGCCGAACGAATCACCAGCCCACCAACCGCCAACAAAACCCACCGCGCCAGATAGCAGAGGAGCCAATAAAATCAATGGCATCACCTACCCCCTCTGACTAACAGCAACGCAAACACCATAACCACTAACACCACACCACCCACCAACAACGGTGCACTAGATGAATTCATCTTATACAGTACGGTTTCACCCGTGTTGGTTTGGGCGCTAGGAACAGTGGTGGCGTTATTACCCGCCGCACTGTTTTCACGCGCCGCCGACTGTTGGCGGTTGGTGGGGGCGCTTTCGCTATCCTCCCACCAATTCACAACAGTATCGGTAGCGTCATCGTAAGCAGATGATGCGGCGCCTTTTATATCGTCCCAAAGACCCATAAAACCCCCTTAAGCTTGTAAACTCGCCACTTGCTTAACGGATTCAACAAGAATAGGAACCGCCGCCGCCGTGCCTAGATCCATACGAAAAACGAACTCCGACACTTTGCCAGTATTCAGCACATCGGCCATTTCATAACCGTAGATAGTTGGATCAAACGCAAAAATACCAGCCTGTGGCACTCGACCAACCCGCGTTTGCTGAAATTCGTAAACGCCTTTTGTCGCATCAAACAAAGTTGTCCCATCTCGCTCTAACTTCAAGCTCAACAAGTCGCCTTTAAAGTAAGCGCGGCGCAAAAAATCTCTGTCCCCACCCGGGAAAGATGGGTAATCATTTAGGCCAGTTGAGTTCGCTTGGAAGATGTGAGTCTTAATATTAGGCTCCCAAATTCGGCGCCCTTGAGCTTCTGTTGTGTAAGTGAAGCCAGACAAAGATATATTTCCGCTGCCTTCTACGGTTTCTACTTCCAAAGTGATATTCTCACCCTGTAAAGTAACTAAACCCCCAAAGTTTGCACCAATCTGATTTTTTGCCGTTGGATTAGTAAGCGGGATAACAAAAATACCTTTTTGTGTTAATTCGCCTTCTTCATCAAAAGTCGCTTCCTGCACGTGGTGTTTCTTGTACTTCTCCATCATGACAAGATCAGCGCCGGACACTGTTACAATAGTGTCACCATTTAAAACCACGTTTACGCGTCGAATTTGCGCCGCTGTCAAAGATGTTTCTAAATGAATCTCTGTGTAAGTAGGGCCCGCTGGTAATGCAACCGAGGCTTTAGAACCCCATGCCACACCATTAAAGCCGTTTAATCGTTTAAGGACTTGAAGCATTTCAGTTTCTCCCTTAGCCGATTAAGTCTTCGACGGTGTCATTATTGTTTGACGCCCAAACAACAGCAGCGGCTACAAGTAGCGCAACGATTGCCATAGGAGCGTATTTTTTTACGTTCATGTTTTTTACCTGTTCGTTAATTGAATGAATTTGTTTTGAACAGGCTGAAAGATATGAAATCGGTCTAGGTATCCGTCAAGCACAAAAAAAGCCCCGATACCTAAAGGTATAACGGGGCTATTCTTTACGCTTTGCTTACGTTTTATGCTTTTAATTTGCGTAATTTGCCTTTATCGAATTGGCCTATGTCGTGGTCATTTGTCTTAACAACATAGTGATAACGAGGTAATGATTTGATTTCTTCAAATGGAAAATCTAGCTCTTTAGAAAGATAAAGCGCGTCATTTGTTCTTTGCTGTCTTCCAACCCATTTATTGGGAATGTTGCCCGTTATTGTCTTTGGCACTTCTTGGCCACGTTGAAAAATACAAATAGCCTCCAACCCAAACTTACGACCACCCGTTAAAATCTCACCAAAAAAGCCAGTAGCTTTACCGCTCGTTGTCACACACTTGGCAAGCTCTTCCATGACCACTTTAAGCGGCTTTTTGTGCTGACCATCACCACACGCCCATACCACCCTGCAAAATGCTTCTAATCCCGCAGGTGTGGCACCGTTGTTTGGGCTAAAGGCTATTTTAAAGCCTCGTCCTTGCTTTGCCGCTCTTGCTGAAAATAGCGCCTTTGCAAATGCTGATAGAGACGTATAGCGCCGAATCTCAGCCCCACAAAGCGTTTCATAATCAAGATACGGATCAAATAGGGCGACTTGATCGCCCTGTTTGATTATTCCCAACTGCTTTACGGCGGTTGTCTTGCCCGACCCTGACGACCCAACCACCAACCAATGGTTTTCACTCAGTCGGTTATTTGGGTTTTTAGGCTTTAGTATCATGCAGCCACCCGTACACGTTCTTTTTCTTGTTGGTCGCTGTCATTTGTTGCGCTGGCTTTGGCGGCATCTTTAGCCTTTAGGGTTTGGGCTGTGTCTACACCCTCGGAAACCAGTTTACCCACTGCCATAGCTGCTTTAATTTCAGCGTCATACGCCGCCAACCAAGAAGGTAGCAAAGCGCCATATTTAATCAAAATAGGGCTTAGGTTTTCTATGGCGTAAGCTTTCGTATCTGGTGTAAATTCGAATTCTTTGTGAATGACGCGCTTCAATGCAAATTCAATCATTGCCAAGCCGCCCATAGCTGTCATTTGCGCCGTTTGCGCGTCAATCTCCGTTTGCTGTTCCTTGGCTTGTTCTTCTGCTTTGGCTTGTTCTGGATCATGATCCGCCGCCGCCTCTTCATCTTCCAACGACTTCAAAAAGTCCTTTTGATCGTCTGGTAATTCGCCCGTGTTAGTGTCTTCGATCATGTCTAGCTGTTCTTCGTTTAATTCTTTCATGCTGTTTGGCCTTTAGGTTTATTGGTAGGTTTACGAGTGGCAAAAATTGCCGTTAACAGAGCCGCGAAAAGAGCCAGCACACCCAATAAAACAGGGGGAGCCGTTGCGGTGCCTTTAGTTATCCCTTTAGGCTTCTCGCTAGGTATCGGTGTGGCATCGTCCGAAACGCTGGGAGCCTCATTTTTACTAGGTATAGCGGCTTTTTCTACGGTATCGGATACCGCTTCTTTTTCTTCCACTATTTCCACGTCTTCACGCGATACCTTTAGGTTTTCGGATAGGTATTTTTGGCGCGCTACGCCGTTGCCTTGGTTAGTGCCGCAAGCAGGGCATTTTGTGTAAAGCGTCGAGCGTTTACCGCCTGCCTGCATTACTTCTGCTATCTCTGAACAGTGACGTTCAGGGCATTTAATAAAACCTTTTTCAATAGCCATAATTCCCCCGTTTTAATCTAATCGTGGACTTTGATCTAATGATCGTTGAGCCAACTCTGTAACGACTTGATCATTCAAAGAAGCCGATTCTTTCAGCGCATCAAACACGCCACCTAATGCCTTTGGATTCATCATCAAAGACATTGGGCTTGCACCTTCCATATTTTGCATCGACACCAAAAGCGCGCCTTGCGCCTTTTTACGTTTTTCCATTAATTCGCTTAGCTGTTCATTTTTCATTTTTTGCCTCATTTATTGATAAAATTCACTTCCATTTTTAAACAATCCTCTCCACCTAAACCCTTTTTCTTCCCGCTCGTAAATTTCAGTTCTTTTTGGTGGCGGCAAGTACGCCAATTTCCCGCCATAATCGCGAGGCGGGGAGTTATTGACACGAGAACTAGGAAACGGCTTCGCCGCTTCTAAAAGATCAGACCCAGACAAAGAGCCAGAACCAGACCCCACACGCTGTACAACCCACTCATATAAGCGAGTACTTAGGTATTCAGCAGTAGCAGCAACAAGCCCCCTAACACACTGCTTAGGTTCACCAAACTGGTTCAACTCTAACGACTCATAAAACGGCTTAAGCGTTTGGTTACGACCCGCACCCATACCGCCCATAAGAGCGGTGAACAGTTTCCAATCATCAGCCTTGGCCGCTTTGTAGATATCTATAAAGGTTTCAGGTATCGAATCTTTAAGGCGGCGAATCTCACGCCATACCGTGACCGACACACCACCAACAAATGTAAACTGCTTAATACCATGGCGGCTTTTCCACGCTTGCACACGCTCAGCGGCGTTTATGCTGTCTAGGTCGCTTTCTTCATCAACACCTAGAATTTTTCCGTAAGCGTCCACACCATCAATATTCTTTGCTATGTACTTGGCAACATAAGCGGCCGCGCCACCCGCTGCAGGATCAATTTTCCGCGCTTCAAATCTATGCAATCCCGCGCCAGCTTCGCCGCCGTCCACCTTGTAAGCTTGTTTTCTAAACTCGCTTAACATGGCCGCGCTTTGCTCTTTATTAACGAACAGAATCAAATGCCAGTGAGGTGTACCGTCATGATGTGGCTCCACGGTTCTTATTCCGTAGTAATGAATGCCTTTATTACTGCAAGCCTTGCCGAAAGCGTCGAAAACGTCTCTCAGGTGTCTTTGTGCATCGCGTGGAGTAGGTCGGCCAAAATCATAGAACTTATGATTTCTCCAACCTGTATTTTTATGAACTGGATGATATTTAGACGGACAAGTTAGAGTAATAAAATAGGCTTCGTGGCCATGATCAACAGCAAACGCCTGACAGCCTTTAATGCGTACCATCAATTCCGCTTTACAGTTGACAGGGTTTGAAATGCTCTTTTCGGCAAGTTGCGCCAGCGTGAAAGATTGCTCGTACTGGTTCACGGCCTCCATGCTTTCTAGGTAAGCGCGGTTAGCCTGCTTTTGCTTTCTGAAACGCTGAATACCCCAGCGAGACACATAGGCCGATTCTTTGTAGCAAACTTGACCACATTCGCGGCGAATGTTTTCAACTTCTCTGTATTGTCGCTTGGCTTGGCGCTTCCACCATTCAGGCGTGAACATTCGCAGTATTAACGCTTCTACCTTGTCCAAGTCGTCCCAACGATTGAACAGAGAACCCGCAAGCGTGGCTTGAGCCTTAACAAACTCAAAAAAGTCAGCGTGAAGCCCAACTAGCTTACCTTTAGATGACATTTCAAAGCGGCGGCTTTTCTCTTGCGCCCAGTCGTTCAACTTGCCCCCCGTTAATTCCATTACCCATTCATCACAGTAATACAATCGATTTGCCACACCTTGAACGTATTCCAAAGCAATGTTTACGCTCTTTTTCGATAGTCGCTTAGCTTCTTGGCCTACACATAATTTCATAGAACCAAGGCGAGACAGGATTTTGTCTATCTCGATACGCTTATCAGATTCACGTAACCATATATTTGCAGTTACATAACCTTTCGTGCGGTCTAACTCGTCAAGACGCGAGCGATAAAACCCCACGTCTTGAGGGCTTACACCGTCTAAAATTTCATTTCGCCACTTAAGACATAAAGGGGTAGGGGTACATTCAATCATCACGGCAACTCAGCAAAAGAACGGCGAGACAAGCCACTTACGAACGATTTTTATATCTCGCTCGCTCATGTTCTTAACCGCATGGATAAAATCAAAATCGAACATATCCGAGTTACCAAACCAGACAGAGCCGAAGAAACGCAGTAACACGCCTTCTTCTTTACCTTTACGATGAAGGGCGGTTTGAATAGATTTCATTTTTGGCATTCGTTCTGGAATATCCCAGTATTGTTTTAGTTCCGGTGCTGCTTCGAGCATCTTAAAAAAGCGGTCTTCATTTTCTTGGTTGATCACGACTTTTACCTTTTTAAATTCGTCCCATAATTCGTGGGTTTTATCTGACAAAGGGGAATCTTTTAACTCGCTCGATATTTGAGCTAAGCGAACAGCGGCGGCATTCAAAACGGCACCCCCTCGCTTTCGTTCATTTCGTCCAGTTCATCGCCACTTACTAAAAATTCCGCTTGGTGGCATTTAGGGCAAACATGCCAGCCGTCTAAAAATTGGTGTTCTGATTCGGCACCGTGCCAGCCGCAACCAATACAAATAGATTCGTATGTAACTTCACTCACAACCCACCCCCAAACCCAACAGCGGCGAGGCAAACAACCAACACCGCAGGATAAACAAAGTCATAAATATTCATAATCACGCCGCGCCCATGTTCCACGCTTTGTTTGAAAGATACTTAGTACCTTCAACAATGCAGTTGATATAACGAGTGCCTTTAGGGACGTGCTGGATAAATGTGATGTGACCAACTTTCATTTGTTCGTCTATTGCCCGAACGCTAATACCTGTCACCTCGGACCATTTTTTAGCCGTGCAATAAGGCGCGGGTATCTCGAGTGATAACCCGTTTTCGTTTCGAATTATCAAACCCACGGCTTTGCACGCTTCTTTTTTGTCGCTCATACCCATATACTCCTAAAAATATTTCAAAAACGTCTTAAAAAGCTAATAAACGCAATATGTTTAACTTTAAATGTTAACTTATAGCTGATATTAGCTTTTGTCAAACATATTTAGTTAAAAATATTAAGGTGATAGCTATGGAGTTGAATGTATCGGAAATAATTGAGCGGCTAAACGTGGCGTGTGGTGCAAAAAACACCGCAGAAATGGCGCGCAAACTTGGAATAAACTCTTCATATACGTCAGGCTGGAAAAAGCGTGATTTCGTACCTTATAAAGAGGTTTATGAGATCTCTCGTAAATACGGGTATTCAATGGATTGGATTTTGACGGGCGAGGGCGACCCAAAAGAACAAGCAATACAGTTACCCGCTAAAGCAACGGACTATATCCATATCCCTCAATTCAGCATTGAAGCCAGTGCAGGGCATGGCGCATTGGTTGAAGCCGAAAGCATCGACCAACATTTAGCCTTTAGCGCTGAATGGCTAGCAAAGCAGGGGATAGGCATTAAAGACTTGATAGCGCTTTACGCCCGTGGTGACTCAATGGAACCCACCATCATAAGTGGTGATTCCCTCGTTATTGATAAATCGATTGATGCCATTTCTTCCGATGGTGGCATTTACGTTATTAGCTATGACGGTGAACTGTACGTGAAGCGTGTGCAAAAAATGCTCGACGGCAAAGTGTCGGTAACATCAGACAATGCAAACTACAGCAACATAAGCATAGATAAATCAGAGCTGGTTAATCTAAAAGTAATTGGTCGTGTGGTTTGGTATGGCCGACCGCTGATTTAATAGGGGGATTTATGGCAGTTGTTCAACTAAAAAGCGGATCATGGAAAGCCGATTTTCGAGTGGGCGGGGAAAAGGGCGAACGCTACAGAAAGCGGTTTAACACCAAGGCCGAGGCCGAGCGTTATGTTAAATATGTAGAGGCTCAGTACACGAACACGGGCAAGGCATGGCAAGAAAAGCCAAAGGATAGACGGCTTCTTTCTGAACTTATTGAACCGTGGTTAATGTTGCACGGCCAATATTTAAAAGACGGTGAGCGCAGGGCCTCAAAAATGCGCTTTATGATTAAGATACTAGGCGATCCAATCGCCGCCGACTTATCGCCTATCGAATTTACGCGATACAGGGCGCAAAGAGCGAAGGCAGGCATAAAACCAAAAACGCTAAATAATGAGCTAGGCTATCTCACCTCGCTTTATAATTCTTTACGCAAAGCGGGGGAGATTAACTATCACAACCCACTAACGGACGTTGACCTGGTGAAGGTGCCAGAAAACGAACTTTCCTACCTAACTACCGATCAGATAGAAGATCTCTTTGAAGGTATTGCGGATTGTGAAAACCCGCATGTTGAATTAATTACGCTTGTTTGCTTAACAACTGGTGCAAGATGGGGTGAAGCGGAAGGGTTAACAGCACAGCGAGTGCATAACGGGCGCGTTACCTTCACAGATACCAAGAACGGCAAAAACAGAACCGTACCTATCCCTGAATGGCTTTTTGATCGTCTCAAGGCACACGAAAAAGAAGTGAAGGGCAACAATCTGTTTACAGGTTCCATTTCAGCATTCAGACGCGCCCTAAAAAGAACCGATATTGTGTTACCAAAAGGTCAAGCCGCCCACGTCCTAAGGCATTCATTTGCTAGCCACTTTATGATGAACGGCGGCAACATACTCACATTGCAAAGAATACTAGGCCATAGCGACATACGCATAACCATGCGTTACGCACACCTTGCACCTGATCACCTTCAGGATGCCTTAAAGTTCAACCCATTGGAAGGAAGCGGAATTACAGGCATAAAAAAAGCCGCTTAAAGCGGCCTTTTAAAATTAACAAAGCTTATGCAGCTTTCTTTGCTAGTCGAGCATCTACTGATGTTAGGAGCGCTTCAATTCGCTTCGCGCACTCAGTGGCTTGTTCGATCAAGCGTTTTTTCTCTTGAAGTTGTTTAGACATAATTAGCTCCCCACTTATGCAAGTCATCACCCAAACGGGTGTGAATTGCTGTTATTAAATCTGTTCATATAATGAACTGAGACACTATCAAATGAAAGATATCTTTTCAAGATGCTCCCTAGCAACTTCTAGATCACTTTCTTTGTTATTTATTATTGCTACAGCCATTTCAGACATGTATATCGCAGCTTGTTTTGCATTTGATGCGATTCGCTCTTCATTCCATCCGCCTACCGCTGCTATCTGCTCCATGATGCTCGCAAGAGACTTGGTTTCGTGTGCTATTTGTTCGTAAGTTGGGTCGTTATGAGTCAGTAGCTCATCAATAGAGTGTAGCTTAGATTGCTGTATAAAATGCCTAGCAATCTTGAAAACAATTTGATACATCTCTGCCGCGTATGTTTCTATATCTTTTTCCATTCCTTTTTGAAACTCTACTACTTGGCTACCGTTTATTTTACTGATCCCGCCCATCTACGTTTGTCCTAAATATGTATATTTATTATTGCTCAAAAATCGCTGGGCAATTCTTGGTCAACTTATTCGACTTAACTCTAAAAAAACTCTTTAGAATCAAGCCTTTAATTGGTGGAGGCGGGGGGGGTCGAACCCCCGTCCGTCAGTCCTCTGCCATCGGCTCTACATGCATAGTCACTTCTATTATTTGACCACGAACCGCCCGAAGGACAGGGTGTTAATGGCGAGCCTACTTAATCTTAGAACCTTATCCCTAGGCGGGGCATCAGTTAGCATCTTGTAATTTATGATACTGCAGAATCTCTGGCTACAAGCAACCTGAGGGCAGCACACTAGCAGCGGTTTAGGCTGCTAAAGCGTAGTTTTCGTCGTTTGCGACTATTAAATTGATGCGGGGGATTTACGAGATCACGCATCACTCTCGACATGCACCTTTGGGTTTGTAACCGACGTCGAAACCATGTCGCCCCCAAAAAGGTAACGCTAGTCTATCGCAAACAATGTGCTTACGCTAGAGATAACGCTGAAATGCTTAGTGTGTTCATATTCATACAGTATTAAGTATAGCCTATGAATATTAAATACTAAGCACTGTGTTTCATTAGTCGTTCTTTGTCTCTTGACCAATCACGATCACGCTCTGTATCACGTTTATCGTGTTCTTTTTTACCGGTTACCAAGGCGACTTCGCATTTTATCTTGTTGCCTTTCCAGTACAGCGCCATGGCCGCGCAGGTTTTGCCTTTTTGCTCGGTGACTTGGATGATCCGGTCAAGCTCTTTGCGGTTTAACAGCAATTTGCGTTGTCGCATCGGTTCACAAACAACATGCGTTGAGGCGCTAAGCAATGGCGTAATACGCGCACCGACGAGCCACGCTTCGTTTTGGTGAATGATGACGAAGGAGTCTACTAATTGGGCTTTGCCTTCGCGCAGGCTTTTTACTTCCCAACCAGATAAAACCAAACCGGCTTCGAACTTCTGGTCGACAAAGTAGTCGTATTTTGCACGTTTGTTAAGCGCGATGGTGCCCGTGCTGCTGGATTTTTTCTTTGCTTTACTCAT